TATGCTAATGAACGTGAACTATATTTTCTCCTAGCCTCATATCAGAATTTACAAATTGCTAAAAATATTGTTATTGGTAAACTTAAAAAAGTTTCTGATATGGGAACTTTCATTGAAAAAAATGGTGGATATGATATTACTTACCCAGAAGGATTTATGGCAATCGATGATACATGGGCAGTAAAATTGGTTGACCGTCTTGAGTTCAGTCTAAATAACTTTTCAGTACCAAAAACCTGGGATAAATAATCAAGAACCAATGAGATTTTTCAATGAAAACTTATTCTCAATTTATCTCAGAAACAAAAGAAGAGTGTCCGTCTGGATATGTCTGGGACAGAAAAAATAAAATGTGTGTTCCAAAAAACAATAAGAGTGAAATCAATAATAGTGAATATAAAAAAGACATGGAACCCGGAAATGGTCCTGCCTATGATACATGGGGTTCGTCTGGATATGATGGCGGTTATGCTGTAGCTACAGATAGGATGTAATCATGAAAAAATATTATTCATTATTAGAAGGCAAAAAAGCTTCAGAAGAAGCTCGTAGATTAGGACTGACATATGCTTCTTTTGGTCGGTGGAAAGATGCACACGGTAAAATAACACATGTGACTGTGGACAATGGAACCCCAAATGAACATTTAGAGAAAATAGATACACCAGAAATGGCATCTAGTAAATCCGATAGTAAATCCGATAAAAAGGATAAAACAGATAAGGAAGAAGAATCAAAGTCCGGAAAAACCAGTTCAACCGAGACTAGAGTATTGGGTGTTGCTCCAGAAGCAAAAAGACCTACAGATAAAAAATGGAAAGCTGGTCCAGGCGGAGATACTTTATCGGAAAGAAAAACCTTCTCTGAATATATCAGAGAAGGTATTGGTAATCCTACACCAGGCGGAACTCAACAAACCGCTAAAGAAAAAGCGAGGGCAATGGGATTGCAATCAGATGGACATGGCGGGTATGTTGATTCATCCGGTACACCTGTTGCCAAAACTGTAAATGGAGAGTTGGTATTTTATGATTCTCAGGGTGGAGTGACCGATGATAGTTCAACCTCAGCTGAAAAACAACTACCATCACATACAGACCCAGACACAGGAATTGTAATGGTTCCTCCTTATAAACCAGACACTGAAGAAGCAGAAAAATCTGTTGAACAACCAACGCCAAGTAAACCTCCACTTGGATATGATGAATTTATTCGTAAATACAAAGAAGAAAAACAGAAAAAACAATCTCCAGTTGAGGTGAATCCTACTGTAGGAGAATCACAATGAAAAAATTTCTAGAATTTATAACCGAAGCAATTGAAAATAAAAAACAGATTCAATCTAATCAAAAACAGGTTGAAATAAATCCTCCAGTAGAACAACCTTCCCAGCAAATCGAACAAGAACCACCTAAACCAGTATCATCGACCACCACACTGGCATTTGGTAGATTTAATCCTCCTCACATTGGTCATCAAAAACTGATGGACAAAGCTGCACAAATTGCAGGAGAGAGTGGAGATTATAAAATTTATCCTAGCAGAACTCATGACCCAAAGAAAAATCCACTTCATCCAACAGATAAAGTGAACTTCATGAGAAAAATATATAAACAACATGCAAACGCTGTGCAAGATGATGAGAACGTTAAGACCGTAATTCATGCTTTACAGAAAGCACATGAACAGGGTTATAAAGATGTAAACATTGTTGTTGGTCAAGACAGAGTACAAGAGTTCGAGAGTCTTGCAAGAAAATATAATGGACCAGAAGGTCTGTATAATTTCAATTCTATCAATATCCACTCTGCGGGTGAAAGAGACCCTAATGCAGCTAGTGTTGAAGGAATGTCTGCTTCCAAGATGAGAAAGGCTGCAGCCGATAATGATTATCAAACTTTTAAGTCCGGTCTTCCTGCCGACTTAGAAGACGATGCTGCTCAAGAATTATATCAGACACTAAGACGACATATGAAAATTTCCGAAGATTATGAACTATGGGAAATTGCACCTCGTCTTGACAAGATGAATCTACAGGAAAACTACAAGACCAGAAATCTATTTCCAGTTGGTTCTATTGTTGAATCACTTGGTACTGGACTAATCGGTAAAGTAATCCGCACAGGCGTCAATTACGTAATTGCACTAACAGACGATAAAATTCCTTTCCGCGGATGGACTTGGGATATTAATCGGAAATAAAATAAAAAAGGAACCTTAAGGTTCCTTTTTTATTACTTTCTGATTGAATGTTGGACGGAATTATAATTTTGAGATAACAAATTTGTTACAATTGGGACTATTAGATTAATTGCAATTAATAGTCCAGCTGTAATCATTCCAGTTTTAGTTACTGTGGTAGAAAGTTGATTCTCAATTGAAGCGAATCTTTCCAACATGTTCACACGAATGTCTGTAAATTGTTCTTTTATTTCCAGTATTTCGTCCTTGATAAGAACATTGGTTCTGTCAACTTTATCATCTACCTTAATAAGGTCTTCTTTTATCTTCTCTAATTCTACTTCAATTCGGAAAGTTTTTTCACTCTGACTTTCCATTTTCATCTCAAGTTTTGTTATTCTGGTTTTGTCTTCATGACTCATGACTTCACATGAGTTATGTCTGTTTATTTCTTCCATCATTGTTTCCTGACTTTTTCTTTGATTTTCGATTCCTTGGAATTGTGTTCATAACAGGGTCAAAACCAGAAACAGGGCCTGCAGGTGAAGCAGAACCACTAAAACCTAAATTACCAACCATCATTTCTTCGAAAAACGAAGTAAATTTTTCATCGATATATTTGTCGGTTACCACTTCACATTGAATAAAATAGTTATACAAATTTTTCATATTGATTCCAATTTTTCCAAAATAACAGCATCTTTTTCAATATACGTGAAATTTTCAGGTAATCGATTAATAAAATCGAGAAAACTCACTATTATATTCCAGTATTTTTTATCTATTTTATAGAATAACATAGGAGTAGTTGCATCATTGAATATATTATAAAGTGTTATAATATGATTCAAGACAAGATGATGATTTATTTTTCCACTTATTACATACTTACGTAAACATCTATTGATATAATTAAATCGATTTAAATCTCGATAAAAATCATCAAGAGTCGTAGCAGTACGACTGTCATAATTTTCGGCTGCAAATAACATAAAATTATTCGAATTCAATTCATCGTACTGCATCACGACTCTCTATCAAAAACTAAACACGAATTGTAGCAGTTGCAGGTGTAGTTCCACCAGAGATAGTAATAGTGTCTCCGTTGGTATAACCAGAACCATAGTTAACAATATTTACGGAACTTACAGTGCCTCCAGTAGTTGCAACTGTAGCTACATCGAATGTGAGAGCAGCTGCGCCGCCACCACCTAATTTGGCATCAGGAATAGTGATTGTTTCATCAACTACATATCCAGAACCACCTGATACTACTGTGATTGTGGCAGCTCCGGAACCATTGACAACTACACTGAAAGTAGCGCCAGTTCCTGCAAGTTCTGTAGTATAATCAGAGGCACCAATTGTATATGTACCAGCAGTTCTAAGTGCATCAGCAGCACCAACTGTATCAACAGTAGCAATAGAACCAGTACGAATTACAGTTGCAGTAATATCAACTGTTAGTCCAGTTCCACTGCCACCAGTAGTAGCTATGCCAGTACCAGTTGTATAACCGGTGCCACCACCAACTAGATTAATTGCATATGCTCCACCAATACTAGGATAGTCAACACCGGTGCCATTTATAGCGGTAGTTACAACAGTTGTTCTTGTTGCATCTGTATATAGAGTCTTGGTTTCTAATACTTCGTCGTAAAATTCTGAACCGTCCGCGGACTTGAATCTTCTTTGGGTCCAACCAGGGGCTGCAGCATAGATATATCTTTTGTCAACTGCGCCACCGGGAATTGCATACTTAGGTTTCTGTGATTCAGCGTTATAATTTCCAGAAAGAGGCATTGTAGGTCTCCGAATTACTCAATTATTTATTGATTTGAACTTTATTAGACTTCTTTTGTTTTTTCTCACCTGAAACTTTTCCATCTCCATATTCAGGCATAACTTCGACAAAAGGATGTTCTTCGTTAATTTTTTTCTTGGGAACACAGTTTGGTACTTCTTTACCCCGTTTCTTTTTCATACCAATTTGTTCATAACCCTTCCAACAGGGGTCTTCATCTGATTCTTCGAATAATTCACTTCTCCAGTCAGACATATACCCTTCTTTTTGAAGGTCACGAATTACAGCAGAAGCTCTAGATGCTAGAGTGTCTTTCCGTTGACCAGTTGCCAACTTTCTTGGTGATGAAACAGGAACTTCTTTTTCGTGTTTCTCTTCGGGTTCGGACTTTGATTCTTTTTCTTGTTTTGCTTTTTCTCTGGCCTGAATGTCGTGAAGTAATTCTTCACCACGTTCTCTTGTTCTACGTTCTCTTTCCTTGGAAGCAAGACCTTTCTTTGCTTCCTTTTCCTTTTCTACTCTTGACTTGATTTCCTCTGAACCAGATTCTTTTTCTTTTCTGGCTTTTGATAGACGCGCATATTCAACATAGTCAGCAGGAGTTGCTCTACCGGACTTAATTTTTTTCGATAAAAGTTCTAAATTTTCATTTAAACCAAATCTACTTTCCCATAATTCCGAATACGCTTCTTCGAATGGATTGTTATGAAAAGACATATGAATTACCATTATACTCTTTAATTATTTAGAGTTTTGTATTAAGGTATGTTACAATTACTTGAATCATCTCCAGATGTAACATAAGATCAGAATAGAGTTTGGTCAGACACGTGTTTGTTGAAGATAAGTATATTCACCAGATATCTTCTCGATTCCGTAATTTCAAAAAGATTAAATCTGGTACATATAATTTCTCATGTCCGATTTGTGGAGATAGTACAACGAATCGAAAAAAAGCCAGAGGATATCTATTTACTTATAAAAACCATTACACTTACAAGTGTCATAATTGTGGGGTTTCTCTATCATTCGATAGTTTTTTATTTCGTATTGATTCTGAACTCCATAAAGAATTTAAATTTGAGCTTTTTCAAGAAAATAATTCAAGCAAAAATAAGAAAAAAGAATCAATTGAAACTATTCTAAAGAAAAAACCAAAACTAAAACAAAGTCCACTTGATGACCTTGAATTAATTTCAAACTTAGATTCGGGTCATATTGCACGTCAATATGTTGAAAATAGAAAAATTCCAACTGATGATTTGTACTATTGTGATGGATTTCGTAAATGGGTCAACAAGTATAAGAAACAATTCACCGAACTAAGATACGATGACCCCCGGATTGTAATTCCACTACGAAAAGAAAATGGGGAACTCTATGGAGTTCAAGGAAGGTCGTTAAAACAGAATTCAAGAATTCGATACATCACCGTAATTTTTGAGGAACATCCCAAAGTATTTGGACTAAACAAAATCGATAAATCAAAACCTGTCTTTATCGTGGAAGGACCATTTGACAGTCTTTTCCTAGATAACTGTATTGCTATGGCAGGTTCTGATATCAATGTGAGTGAACTAGGAATCAATGACTATGTTTTTATTCTAGACAATGAACCAAGAAATCAACAAATTTGTGAACGAATTAAAAAACACATTGATAAACAAGAAAAAGTAGTTGTCTGGCCAGAGGAAGTACAAGAAAAAGACATCAATGATATGGTCCTGGCAGGACACTCAGTACAAGAATTAGTAGAAACATATACTTGTCGTGGTCTCACAGCTAATCTGAGATTTAATAAATGGAAAAAAATTAAATTGAATAAATATTAATGTTCGAGCATTTCGTAGCCAGACAGAGGGGGTGTCAAATATCACCCCCTTTTATTGTATTCATAAATATCAGTGATGTTTGAGATTGATACTATGAATACATCTTCAGCTAAGGCAAAGGGTCGCAGATTCCAACAACAGATAAGACAATTGTTAATCGAAAAATTAAATATTCATCCCGAAGATATCGAATCTCGTAGTATGGGTGCAGGGGGTGAAGATTTGATTATGGCAAGAGATGCTAGAAATAAATTTCCTTTTTCAATTGAAGCCAAAAATTGTGAAAAATTAAATGTCTGGTCTGCATATGAACAAGCAACTTCCAACTGTGGAAATTATGAACCAATATTATTCATGAAAAAGAATCATAAAAAACCACTGGTAGTAATTGACGCCGAGAAATTTGTTGATATAATCGAAGAGTTAAACTCACTGAGAAAGGCAAATGAAAACTAGTCAAAAAGGCATTGACCTTATTAAACATTTTGAAGGAACGTTTTTAACCGCATACTATTGTCCAGCAGGAGTCCTTACAATTGGAACGGGGCATACTGGTGTAGATGTATATGTCGGTATGACAATCACAGAAAAAGAAGCGGAAGATTTACTAAAAGAAGATTTGAAGAAATTTGAATCTTGTGTTTCAAAATTAGTCAAGGTTCCTCTTAGTCAAGGACAGTTTGATGCTCTTGTCAGTTTTACCTTTAATCTTGGTTGTGGTTCTCTAGAAGAAAGTACATTACTGCGTAAACTCAATTCGGGTGATTATGAGGGAACATCAAAAGAATTTGATAGGTGGGTGAATGCTGGTGGCAAAAAACTGGAGGGGTTGGTTCGTCGTAGAAATGCTGAAGAAGAGTTGTTTAGAAGCGGAAACACAGGAAATACAGTGAAAAAATCAATTATTGCCTTACAGAATACAATATTAAAGAAGGAACCTATTCCTTCCGAAAAACTTAAGGACGTGGAAAAAGTTTCTGTGAGTACGGGTAAGACATATACCATTGTATGGCAAGGTAATGTCGTAGATAATCATGTTAAGGTATCATTGGACAATGATGCAGGTAACTGGTATGTTTTTGTTCCTCACTGGTCTGGTCTAGGACTGAACGATAATACAAGTTCTTCTAAAATTTTAAACGTTCCATATTATTCACAGAGAGATAATAAACCAAATGGAAATGACCTAGATTACAGAACATGCTTTAGTAGTTCATGTGCCATGTTGGCAAAATATCTGAAACCATCATCAATTACTGGAGATGATGATTATATTTCCAAAAGACAAAAGTTTGGAGATACTACAGATGCAGCCGCACATGTGAAGTGTTTAAATTCCCTTGGAATCCCAGCTAAGTTTATCCAAAATGGAAATCTAGACACTCTGAGAAATCAAATTAATAAAGGTATTCCTGTTCCAATTGGAGTCTTACATAAGGGGTCTTCCTCTGCACCTTCTGGTGGAGGACATTGGATTATTGTTATTGGATATGATGACAAGGGATTCTTTGTTAATGACCCCTGGGGTGACTTAGATAACGCGTCGGGAACCTATGTATCAACTAATGGAAAACAAATTCATTGGTCCAATCGAATGATGGACCAAAGATGGACGGTTTCGGGTACAAGTGATGGATGGGCAATCATTGCTTAATTACAAGATGTAACAATTTTAGAGGGAGGGTTGCCAGAGACCCTCCCTCTTGGTATGATATATATGTTGGTCGGTTGACCACTAATCAAAAGATAATCAAGAGAATCCAAATGACCTTTGCATTTCAAAAGAAGAATAAGAAAGACCTTTTTGCCAAACTACAATCTCAACTAGAACAAAGTACTAAGAAGCAAAGTAATAGTAAAGACGAACGATTCTGGAAGCCCTCGATGGGCAAGGAAGGAACCGGATACGCTGTGATTCGATTCCTGCCTGGAACGGTTAATGACGAACTCCCCTGGGTGAAGGTTTATAATCACGCGTTTCAAGGCCCTGGTGGTTCTTGGCTGATTGAAAATTGTCCCACCACCATCAATAAACCTTGTCCCATTTGTTCCGCTAACCGTGAACTATGGAATACTGGTTCCGAGTCCAAGCAAAATGTTGCTCGTGACCGTAAGCGAAAGACCAGTTATATTTCTAACATCTATGTCGTGAGTGACCCAACAAATCCTGAAAATGAAGGTAAGGTATTCCTTTATAAGTATGGCGCCAAAATC